CGCAAGTCGTCGGGGAAGCAGGTGCTGCTGGCGGGCCTCGATGACTGCATCCTCGGCGTGCACTATCCGCGAGCCGGCGAGGCAGGGCCGCCCGTGGTCGTTTACAGCGCGGACATGATCGCAGCACGCCTACGCGACGATCAGGGCATGACCCAGGTCGAAGCACGGTGCTTCGTCACCGACGAGATCGAGGCACGGTGGATGGGACCTGGAACGCCGCGACTCGTGTGGGCTGCAACTATCCAAGATTTCGGCATAAACAGCACCAAGGACTGATATAATCACGCCATGATCGTACGAAGCTTCGATGACTGGAAGGCCGCCGTGCGCGAGCACATGGCACAGACCGGACAGGTCACCAACGCGCTGGCTGTCCGCATGGACGCCGAGGACCGCATGGCCGCGCACAACGTGCGGTGCCTGCTTTCTGACGCCCCCAAGATCCGGCGCAAGGGCTGCAACCTCGCCAGCGCAATCGCCATCGCCGAATCCGTTGGGTTGGAAATCCATCTTTCATACAAGAATGAAACCTGATGCCAAGCAAATCACCCGCACAGAAGCGCCTGATGCAAGCGGCAGCACACTCCCGGTCGTTCGCAAAGAAGGCCGGCGTCCCTATGTCCGTCGCAAAGGAGTTCGTCAGGGCGGACAAGGCCAAGGCGAAGGCCAAGCGCCGAGCAAGATAGGCCGACCGCCAGAGCCCGTCCCGCAAGACCTAGCCGACGACCTGGTCGCTTGGCTCACGTTGGGCAAGCCGCTGCGGGAATGGTGCAGGCAGGACGGAAACCCTGATTGGCGCACCGTTTACTACTGGATGGACAAGGATCCTGACTTTGTTGCACGCATCGCACGCGCACGCGAGGACGGGCATGACGTGATCGCCGACGAGTGCAAGGAACTGGCCGACACCAAGCCAGCCGATCAGGTCGAAGTCGCATGGCGTCGCCTCCAGGTCGAGACGCGCCTGAAGCTCCTCGCCAAGTGGAACCCCAAGAAGTACGGCGACAAGGTTGGGGTTGACCATGCCGGCGGCGTGAACCTGACCGTCATCACGGGCGTGCCAAGTGCCGATAAGTCTTGACTACAACCCGCGCCAGTGGCAGCGGGAATGTCACCTGAAGCGCAAGAGGTTCACCGTTCTCGCCTTGCACCGACGTGCTGGCAAGACGGAACTCGCCATCATGGAGCTTCTTGACAAGGCTCTGAAATGCAAGCAGCCGCTCGGGTTCTACGTGTACATCGCACCGTTCCTGCGCCAGGCCAAGGCCATCGCATGGGCTCGATTGAAGGACAAGTTGCGCCCCATGCGCACCACGGGGGCCATCGACATCAACGAGGTGGATCTGGCCGTCGTGTTCAAACACAACGGCGCGACCATCCGCCTGTTCGGCGGCGACAACCCCGACGCCCTGCGCGGCGTCCGTCTCGACGGCTGCGTGATTGACGAGGTCGCACAGATCAAGCCCGAGGTCTGGACCGACATCGTGCAGCCTGCCCTGTCCGACCGCAAGGGCTGGGCGATGTTCATCGGCACGCCATCCGGCATTAACCTGTTCAGCGAGCTGTTCTACCGCTCCAACGGCCTCGAGGACTGGTGGTCTGCCCTCTATACCGTCGATGATACGGACGCCATCGACCGTGACGAGGTCAAGCGCCTGCGCCGCGACATGCCCGAAACGGCGTTCGCTCGTGAGTACCTGTGTGACTTCAGCGCCGCCGGCGACGACCAGCTCATTACCCTGTCCGACGCCGAGGCGGCAGCACGGCGCAAGTACCCCGACGGCGACATCGTGGACGCTCCGCTGGTTGTCGGCGTTGACCCGGCCCGGTTCGGTGATGACCGCAGCGTGATCGTGCTGCGCCAAGGACTCGTCGTGTTCGAGCCGCAGATTTACCGAGGCATCGACAACATGGGCCTGGCTGGCCGTGTCGCCAACGTCATTGAGGAGCGCGACCCAGACGGCGTGTTCATCGACGTGGGTGGCGGGGCGGGCGTGATCGACCGGCTGCGCCAGTTGGGCTACGGGATCGTCGAGATCAACTTCGGCGGCAAGGCCAACAACCCCGGCTTGTTCGTCAACAAGCGCACCGAGATGTGGTGGACGATGCGCGAGTGGATGGAGCAGGGCGGCTCGATTCCCAACGACCCGTACCTGAAGGCCGAACTCGCCACCCCCACGTATTCGTACGACTCCAACGGCAGGCGCGTGCTTGAATCCAAGGACGACATCAAGCGCCGGCTACAGGGCGGGGCCAGCCCGGACATCGCCGACGCGCTGGCGCTGACGTTCGCGTTCCCCGTGGGCAAGCAACTTCCACGCGAGGTGCGCGACCGGATCGACACTCGACCAGGCGACTACGACCCGTACGAGGGCATGCACAACCAGTAAGGCCGCAAATTCATGGTCAACATCTGCCTCATTCAGCCTAAGGATTTCATGCCCCTGATCCACGAACTGATGGCGGCTAACTGGGCGGAAACGGGATTTGATTTCCCATTCAATCCATCAGCAGAACAATATCAAACACTTGTCGATGCTAAACTCATGTTCGCGCTCGCGGCGTTTGATGAAAGTCGAATGGTTGGTTATTGCACAATGCTCGTCACACCGACAATGCACAACCCAGCAATCATCATCGCCGCAAACGATGCTTTGTTTGTCGATCCGGCATACCGAGGCGTTATCGGTGGTCGGATGATTCGCGTTGCAGAAGCAGAAGCAAGATCACGAGGCGCGTGTCGCGTGTTGTGGCACACGAGATCTGGAACAAAGTTGCACGAGTCGATGACGAAGCATGGATACTTTCCCGCAGATATCGTGATGATGAAGGAGCTTTGATATGGGAATCGAAATTGCAATCGCAGCAGCGGCAGCAGCGGCAGCAGCCGCAGGAACCGGGTACGCCGTATACGCCGGAGAAAGGGCCGATAAGGCACAAGAGCAGGCGCTTGGCGAACAGCGCCAGGCCCAGCGACAGGCCGAAGCGCAGGCCGCTTCGCAGCAGCGCCGCAGTGCGCAGGCGATGGCAGCAGCCAACCGCCGGCAGCCTGACATGGGCAGCATCATGGCGGGCGCAGCAGAAGGCGCAGGAGGCGGGCCGACCAGCACCATGCTGACCGGACCGACCGGCGTCAACCCGCAGGATCTGGCGCTCGGGCGCAGTTCACTCCTTGGAGGCTGACATGGGTGTGTCTGGCAACATCAGCGCACAAGTTGCACAGGCAGCGCAAAAGGAAACCGTTGATCCGGAACGTCCGTGGCTGACAATGCCGAATCAAGAGGGTGGCAATGGTGGCTTCTTTGGCAGGAACGCGCAAACAGAACAGCGTCCATTGTTCTCGCCAATGAAGACCGAGGATCTCGTCAAACTCAGCGCAGAAGATCGCAATGCATACTTCGCCGATTACGCCAAGTATGGGAGCACTATGGCTGGCCTGAACATGGCGGCTATGGGTGGCACGCAGGGATTCGGCGGATTTTTCCAAGCGTCCAACTTGGCACTCGGTCCAGCAGCACAACAGCAGGCGCTCAACGACATGCTGTTCCCACGCGCATCGGGCGGCTTCCTGCCAAGGGCTGTTCAAGGTCAACGCACCCCTAACGCACCAGGCGCACGATGAGCGAATACACCAGCGATGCACAGTCCTACCCAAGCGCACCTACCCGCGACAAGTTGTTCACGCGATGGGGGCAGCTCAAGTCTGAGCGAGCGTCGTGGCTGTCGCACTGGCAAGAGATCACGACCTACCTGCTCCCGCGCAACGGGCGCTACTTCCGCCAGGACCGCGACAAGGGATGGCGCCGGCACAACAACATCTACGACAACACCGGCACCCGCGCATTGCGCACGCTCGGAGCCGGCATGATGGCTGGCGCCACGAGCCCAGCGCGTCAATGGTTCCGCTTGGCAACCGCCGACCCGGAACTGAACTCCTACCAGCCCGTCAAGTTGTGGCTCGATGACGTGACGCGCCGCATGCAGTTGGTCTTCCAGAAGTCCAACACCTACCGCGCCCTGCACACGATGTACGAAGAGCTCGGTGCGTTCGGCACTGCCACGAGCATCGTGCTGCCCGACTTCAAGAACGTCATCCACCACTACCCCGTCACGACGGGCGAGTTTTGCATTGCCACCGACGCGCAGGGCCGCGTTGACACGCTGTACCGCGAGTTCGAGATGACGGTCGCCGCGATGGTCAAGGAGTTCGGCTACAAGAACTGCTCCACGACCGTGCGCAACATGTGGGATCGAGGCACGCTAGACCAGTGGATTCCAGTCATCCACGCCATCGAACCGCGATCCGACCGCGACCACAAGAAGCGCGACAACAAGAACATGGCGTGGGGTTCGTGGTACTTCGAGGTCGGCGGCGAGGACGGCGTGTTCCTGCGAGAAAGCGGGTTCGAGCAGTTCCCCGCGCTCGTCCCGCGCTGGGCCACCGCCGGCGGCGACATCTACGGCAACAGCCCGGGCATGGAGTCGCTTGGCGACATCAAGCAGCTCCAGCACGAGCAGTTGCGCAAGGCGCAGGCCATCGACTACCAGACCAAGCCGCCGCTCCAGGTGCCCGTGTCGATGAAGAACCGCGACGTCGAGACGCTGCCCGGCGGCATCTCGTTCGTTGACGGCGCGTCAGCGGGCATCAAGACGGCGTTTGAGGTCAACCTCAACCTCCAGTACCTGCTGAACGACATCCAAGACTGCCGCGAGCGTGTTCGTGGTGCGTTCTATGCCGACATGTTCCTGATGCTGGCGGGCCAGCCGAACACCCGCATGACAGCCACCGAGGTCGCCGAGCGCCACGAGGAGAAGTTGCTCATGCTCGGGCCCGTGCTTGAGCGCCTGCACAACGAACTGCTCGACCCGCTCGTGGACATCACGTTCACGCGCATGTTGCAGGGCGGCATCATCCCGCCGGCACCCGAGGAGTTGCAGGGCATGGACCTGAACGTCGAGTTCGTCAGCATGCTCGCCCAGGCGCAGCGTGCCATCGGCACGAACTCGGTGGACCGCTTCGTCGGTAACCTCGGCCAGATCGCCACGATGAAGCCGGACATCCTCGACAAGTTCGACAGCGACCAGTGGGCCGACATCTACGCCGACATGCTTGGCGTGGACCCGTCGCTAATCATCGCCGACAAGGAGGTCGCGGCCATCCGCACCGCCCGCAACCAGGCGATGGCGGCCAAGGAGCAGTCAGCGGCATTGCAACAGTCGTCGCAGACGGTCAAGAACATGGCCGGCGCTCCGACGGATCAGCCCAACGCATTGACTGACGTGATGAACATGTTCTCGGGATACACCAGCCCATCGGCGCTGGAAGTTTGAAAGGAACAAAATGCCATACTTTATGAAGACGCCAGGTGGTCCTTGGCTTTACAACTCAACCACAGGCGATTTCGCTGGCTTGAAAGATCCCGACGGCAGCGAACTGATCTTCGCTAGAGCTCCGCATACGGGTGGGTTTTTTGACGTGTCAAACCAGACTGCGCTTGCAAACACTGCTACGCCAATGGAATACGACACAACCGACTTCTCGCATGGAGTTTCGGTTGTGAGCAACAACCGAATCACAGTGACACGCGACTCGGTCTACAACATCCAATTCAGCGCCCAGTTCAAGAACACAGACAACTCATCGGAGCACAACGTAAGCGTGTGGCTCGCATTGAACGGAACCAATGTCGCAAACAGCAATACACAGATCACGCTGCCGAGAAAGCATGGTGGTGGTGACGGGTTGCTGGTTGCAGCATGGAACTTTTTCGTGACCATGAACGCCGGCCAGTACGCGCAGATCATTTGGTCCACGCCAAACACCGCCGTGTCGATTGCCTACGAAGGCACGCTATCGACTCCGACCAGGCCGGCTACGCCGTCTGTGATCCTGACCGTCAACGAGGTCAACGGTATCTCCTGACGTTGCTAGTTCAACATTCGCCATCTCAGACAGTCCAAACGTGAGCAATTACGACCCACTCGATATCCGTGGACAAGAGCGCAACAAGGCCGAGCGCGACCAGCGTGAACGCCTTGAGCGCGAGAACGAGGCCGCCGACGTCAAGTGGCTGATGAACAACAAGCGTGGCCGGCGCATGGTGTGGAGGCTTCTGGACAGGGCCGGAGTGTTCCGGTCATCGTTCGCCACCAACAGCATGACAATGGCCTTCTCTGAAGGTAACCGTAACTACGGCCTACAGTTACTTGGTATTATCCATGCCGTATGCCCGGAACTTTATCCGGTCATGTTGAAGGAACACACGAATGAACGAACCAACGACGATGCTGGCGACCCCAACCAGTGAGGCGCCCACATCATCGAATGCCAGCAACACCTCCGCGACGGCGGAGAAGTTGTATGGCGAGCAGAAGGCGTCTGCACCTCAGACTGCGCCCGCCGATACGGCCAAGGCGCAGGACGCCCCTGTGACCGGACAGGCAGAGAAGGCCGCCGAGGCACCCGCCGAAGCCAAGCCGACCACGCCTGAGAAGTACGAATTCAAGGCTCCTGAAGGTCAGGAGTTTGACGGTGACACCATCACCGCGTACTCGGAGGTCGCACGGGAACTCAAGCTGAGTCAGGACGCTGCGCAGAAGCTGCTTGACGTCATGGGCCCGAAGATGGCCGAACGTCAAATGGCTCAGATTCAGGCCGTTCAGGGCGCTTGGATGGAGGCATCCAAGCAGGACAAGGAATTCGGCGGCCCCGCGCTTGCCGAGAATCTGTCCGTTGCCAAGAAGGCGCTGGATGCGTTCGGCACCGCTGAACTCCGCACACTGCTCAACGAGTCTGGGCTGGGGAATCACCCGGAGATCGTCCGGCTGTTCTTCCGCGCAGGCAAGGCAATCAGTGAGGATCGTGTCGTGACGGGCTCGACCGGGCAGGCCAAGGCCGGCCCCAAGTCGTTCTCCGATCTGGCCGATGTTCTGTACTCGTAACTAACCCCTACAAAGGAATCGCAACATGGCAACTCTCTCTACGTC